AACTGCTGAACTTCCTGCACTATGTGGTGCTGCTTGTATTGTTTGAAAATGAGCATTTGCACTTTCACAATACATTTTAATTTTTGCAACATTACCAGTACCAGTTCTTATCTGAACATCTCCATCTGCTACAGTTACACCACCTGAAGAACCATCACCTGCTATGTTTAATGAACTACCACTAAAATCAGCTTTTGCATTTGTTACAGCACTTGCTGCAATTTTCGCTGTAGTTACTGCTCCATCAGCAACACCCCCAGCACCATTATACAACTCTGTAAAGTTGTCATTTGCTTTATCCATAGCACTTCTCAAAGGGTCACCTGTACCATCATTTGCTGAAGTTCCTATATTTATTGTTTGTTTTGCCATTTTATTTTATTTTTAATATACTGTTGCGTCAGATGTTATACTCGTGTCGTCTGCTGTTTCTAAAGTTGTATCTACTCTTAAGAATGAACCGTCTGCATCAAATGGGTAAATAATACCCCAACCATTAGCTTCATTGGTGTTGCCAAAAAAACTATCCTCGTAAATTGTTCCGTATGACATCTTTAATCTTTTTTAAATAACTACTTAATTTAATTTCGTTTTCTTTTTTTGGCTTGTATGTTTGTGTTTTTTTTATCATAAAACCCAGTTAGTAAAATTAACATCTCTGAATGGATACATACCTCCATCCTGACTAGCCGTATAGTCTGGATATAAGTTTGAATTTTCATCCATATAATCTAAAAATCTTTTAGCATAAAAGTCTGCTGTTTCTGTAGCGTGTTTAGTTAGTTGTGTAATCTCTGATTGAGATACAGAAGTAGCATTTTCGCTGTTATGTTTATAGATTCCACCATTACTAATTTGATATGCAGCATAAGGAATATATGTTGCTTGTGTGTACCATATAAGCATTGGTTTTATATAAGTATTTACTAAAGTTTGATTTACAGTTGTCAAATTATTATTTATAACTTGACTCTGTAAGGAGGTGTATAATTTACCACCTAAATAATTCTGTATAATAGTATCTTGAGCTACTTCAACAAACTGTATGAGTTTATCAGTATCTACATTTCCGTCTATTATAGATTTTCTTTTTAATTCGTCAAGTGTGATAAATAATGCTTTCATTTTTTATAATTTGGATGATGTCCTCTGTTTGGCATATCTTTAGGTGCTATAGAAACCTCACTAGGATTCTTAGGTTCTTTCATACCGTCATTTATTGCTTCAGATTCATTAACTAGGTTGTCTTCTGACACTTTTTTCTTATAAACCTTCATTTCCCAGTAGTGTTGACAATTTACACCACCTTTATATTTAAATAAACTATAATTTTGACCTTTATGACCTAATTCTTTGTTTACACCTCTAAAAGACATCAATGTTATATCTTCTTTTCTAAATACTAGCTTTCTTTCACTTAAAATTTCCATTCTTTGACAAAATCTTCTGCTAGTAGGTGATTTTTTGATTGGACCATAAGAATATCTAATTTTATAACCACTATTGTCTTGTGAAGAGACCTTATTAGGTTTAGCGTCAGACTCATTAGGCATTGAAAGCGTAGTAAAGTCAAATTCTTTCTCTGTGTCTTCTACTTTTTCAGTATGAACAAGCTCCCAGTCATCTTCATCTATTTTTTCAGCAAAATCTTCTAGTTGAGACAGTAAATCATCACCTTCATCATCAGTAAAGTCAACTTTTTCCTGACTAGACAGCTTTTCTCCTGTTTCTTCTTCTCTTTTTATCTTAGTTTCTATATTTTCAAGCTCTGTAAACTCTATTGGTTGTAGTGTAGTAAAGTATAAGTTTAAATTTATACCATTAAAAGATAAAAGTTCACTAAATGCGTTTATTAACATTGTTTGGAATGGTCTAATAACAATATTATCCATTAAAACAGATGCAGTTCTTAATTCTTCTGCATTATTTCCAAAACCAGTATTATCTTTTATACCAAGAAGTATAGGAGAAACAACTCCGTGACCTATCATAATCTTTTCTCTTGATTCTTTAGCTAAAAACTCATATTGTGCATGAGCATCTGGTAAATTTATAGGTTCTACATTTGCTTGTGCTTCACTATCTTCATTAAAACATAGTATAAACTTACCTGCATTAGACGACCCACTAAACTTATCATATATCTTTGATTCTATTATCTGTTGAGCTTCGTCTGAAGGAATACCGTTGTTAAAATTAAGTAACATAGAAGGTTGTAAACCATTCTGTATGTTGTTTATGTGATAATTAGAAACTTCTTCTTCTAATGAACAGTATTGTAAACAACCTTGATAATCTACAGGAGAATAGTAATAAAATCCTGCTTTATATGGTTTTACACAATAAATCTCTACTGTTTCACTTTTTCTACCAAACTTGTAAGCTGGTATTCTTTTTGGTTTATCTGAAGGCTTTATATCTTCCCATTTTGGATGATAATAAAAAGCTTCTATCTTACCATCTTTTGCTTTTTCTGCTCTTAGTGTTTCAGTAGGAAAATGTCTTAAAGACATAATCTTTGTCTTACCTTTATTGTAAACAACTTGTATTGCTGCTTGACCTAAAAGTTTCAAGTCACTTACTATTTTTCTTACATCTTTATCTCTTAATATTTCTTGCATTTTACCAAACTGAACAGCGTTGGTTTCAGAATCGGTAGCATTTAAACCTCTACCATAAATTAAGTCAGATATACCGTTTATACATCTTGAGTTAGTTGGACTGCCTAAATATTTTTCTATAAGGTCACCAAAGTAATTATTATGGTCACCATATTCAACCCAGTTATGTCTAGTTGATTCTCTTATGCTTGGAACTTCATATCCAGAAAGATTTATTATTTTTATTTTATTCATGCTATTCTAATATTATATATTTTTGAGCTACTTCATCTGGGTCTGCATACTGATTATATTTATTACTGTTTAATGTATGGTCTGTTGTATTATCAGTTTGTGAAGTACAATATGCTTTACCTCTAAATAATAAAGTAGAACCTTGTTTCAACTCAAATGAATAGCTGTTTTCTGCTGTTAAAATAGTAAATGCTATAGACATTTGCAAAAAATTACCGTTAGTAGATAAACTAGAAGTAATGTCGTTTATCGTTTGAGTTTCTCTTGTACCGTCTTCTTTTATAACCATAGATAAATCACTAGCAACCGTATATGCTCTAGGTATAATACTAATTGTTTGTGCGTTAGTAGTAGGCGATAATCTTATCATACTTATATAACCTGTTAAGTCTATTATTGTTCAAAAAAAAAGAGGACAAAATGCCCTCTTTTATATTTAAGAACCTACTCTGTTTAAGAGTTAGTACCTTGTGTTACAGTTACTGTTGCAGTCATTCCTGCGAATGGGTCTGCTGCTGTAGCACCTTCTAAGAAATTAGCTGGTTTTGTTTCCATACCAGTAAGTGTTAAAGTATATCCAGATAAATCTCCCATAGCTGCACCAGTTACAATAGTACCACCTGATACGTCTGCACCGTGTTCTGCACCCATTAGAAATGCGTTGTTATTGTAATCTTGTACAATTACGTGAGGTCTTCCGAAAGCTAATAACTTTAATTCTTTGTGGTCTTGAACAGTCAATTTGTGTAATGTTAAGTTTAAAGTTTGCTCAAAGAATGTTGTACCATTTTCTCTTGAACTGTTGATTGTTTGTTCAAAAGATGAGTTACCTTTTACTTCGTACTCAAAAACTGTTACTGTACCTAAATCTTCAACTACATCTGTATCTGTTGAATCGTAAGCAATAGTTATATCCCCAAAGTCAGCGAAATAGACAGCTTTTATACCACCTACGACATCTTTACAAGGTTCTTTTCTTCCTTTTGTTAAATCACAAGCCATAATTTTTATATTTTATAAAAAAAGGCAGGTAGTAAATTTCCACCTACCTTTTTTATGTTAAACAATTTGTTTTATTATGATGTAGCGTATAATACTACTTCAGTTCCAATTCCGTGCTGAATACCAGCAGTAAATCTCATTACAACTCTCACATTTTGAGAACCGTCTAAGTCAGCCATATCAATTACTTTTACTTCATTTTGGTCAGAAAGTAATCCTGTTCCAAAGAATAAGTTTGATTTTTGAGCTGCAACTGCGTCATTGTCAGATAAACCAGGTGTGTGAAGTACTTGAATACCATCAAAAGATAGACCTTCACCCATGTTATACCATTGAGTACCTCTGTCTCCTGTACCTGCTGCTCCTAATCCTGAAGCACCAAATCCACCTAAAGCTCTAATGTAGTTTCTATACATATTGCCTGGTAGGTAGATAGCCATATCTTCTGCACCATATACAGTTGAAGGAATAGCATCTGCTATTTTACCTAACTCTTCTATAATGTTTGAAGAAGTTGAAGATGTACCTGTTACGTCAACTACGTCTGAATCAGCACCTAAAGTAGTGATGAACCCAGCAAACTGTCCTTCAGTTGCGTCAGTTCCTGTCCAGATGTTAGTTTCCATTCTTTGAGCTACTTTGTCTGCTACATGAGCAATTAAAAAGTCAGAAAAAGAAGGAGGTAAGTTGTCAAATGCAGAAAATCCCATTTGAGCTGCTTCCCAATCACTTCTAAAGTCCTTTTTACAAAGTTCTAAGTTTACCTGAAATTCCTCTGGTTGTAAGATTCTTTCAGTTAATGTAAGTGTTGATGTGTCTGTAAAGTCACAAGTAGCGTTTTTAACTATATCGTTAGTTGCTGCTTTTTTCATCACTTGCTTAAATTTAACATTAGGTACTATTGTTATGTTACCTTCTGCTAAAGTTTTACCTGATAATAAAGCTGCTGAAATATATTTACCAGCAAATTCACCAGCGTAAGTAGTAGTTATTGAAGTTGTTGTTGCCATTTTAAATTAATTTAATTATTAGATATTGCGTTTAATACTCTATTATAAGTAGTGTTTCTGTTTGCATTAGGTGAAAACTTAACACCAATGTTCTCACTTACTTTGTTTTCAGGTGAGTGAGATATAGCTTCAGCAGGTTCTTCTGAAGATAGTTCTTGTGGAACTTCTTCTTTAGTCTCGTCTTTAGCTTCTACCATTCCTTTTAATTTCTCTACCATAGACTTAAGCTCTGCCATTTCTTCTTTAGTAGCATATTTTTCCTCATTGTACTCCTCATGTTCAGGAGTGTGAGTCATTTCGCTTTCATCTTGATATTCTTCTTCCATAGTATTTAATTCTACATCAGAAGTTTCTACTTTAGCTTCTTCAACAGAAGCTTCTTCTTTTAATTCAACTTCGTTAGTAGAAGCAATTACTTCCTCTTCTACATTTGTTGATAAAAGAACATCTTTGATTTTAGTTACAATTTCACTTGCTTTCATAATAAGATAGATTATTTATATCTATTACTTATTATTTTTCTTTTGTTGTATTTTTAAACTTTACCAACTCCTTGAGCTTCAAGTGTTCCATCACAGCAGTCTTTGTGATAGGTTTTACCGTCTGGACATAAACAACCCCTACTTGAAGATTTAGGGCTTGATTTACTAACGGTAGCATTTTTTCTTCTTTTTTTATTTGGTTTTTTATCTCTACTTGGGTAATATCCTGGCATAATTATATATTTAGTTATTTACTTGATTTTGGATGTTTAGATGGAAGTATGTCATTGTCTGTAACGTATTTTGCGTTTTGTGGTCTTCCGTTCTTCACTAAATACAGAAACGCATTGACTCGTGCAAAAGCCCATTGACTAGGACTGTTTACTCTTGGAGAGCTACTCCTGTTAAACGCACCAAGACCTCTTTGGAAGACCGAAGCTAACATACCAACTGTAACACCATAACCTAATTTTTCTTTATATCTTTTGTTAAAGTCATCAGCTTTTTTCTGTAATGTCTTTCTGTCTTTCGCAGATACTTTAGCACCTCTTTTTCCTTTTGCTGTACCCCTAGCTGTACCCCTACCTTTTGGGTTTCTATTAGGAGTGTCTGATGCAGGAGCTTTTGGTGACTTTCTAATACCACCTCTTGGACCTACTTCTGCAAGTTCTTGCTCTGTCATTTTTACGCATTTATGTCTTACATAATCTTTTTTATATCCTGGTGGACATTTATATTTCTTTCTTAACTCTTCTTCTAATGCGTGTTTCTCACAAGGCATATACCAAGTCTGTCCTTCGTAATCGTGAGTGTGATGACCTTTACAACCAATGTCAGTTGCTATTTTTTCTGCTTGTTCTTTAGTAGCATAAGCAAGTCTATCATTTATTATTGCAAAGTTGTCATTTATTTTTTCAGAATATAATTCTACATTTAACTCATCTAATCCTTTTAATTTAGATTCTGTCCAATTAAACATAGACTTACCACCCCATAACAAATATGATATAGTTCCACAAGCTTCATTATCTCCTTCTTTATAATAAGTTTCTGCTCTTGAAAGATAAGAGTATATGCGTTTAAGAGTAGGCAAGGTAAACTTCTCTCCTCTTTCTAATTGTCTAGCTCTAGTTTTACCAACAGCAGTAGCACATTTATTATTTACTTCTTTGTTATATTTTATACCTCTAACAGCATTATTTCTAGCAGACTCTGGATAACCACCATAAGACTCTAACTCTACTTCTTCTGTAAGAGCAGCTAAAACTTCTCTTAATTCATATTCTGCGTTTAGTTCATCTATCTCTTCTTTTATACTTTCATTAGGTCTTTCCATTTTATCAGCAAAGTATCCTTCTATTGAAAATCCTTTTACTTCTCCTTTTTTTGCTGCTTCCCAAACTTTATCATTTAAAACTTTCATTGATACCATCCAAGTACCTTTTGGCAAGTCAAATCCATAAGCAGCAGCTTTGTCTTTCTTTGGGTCTTCAATAAGCCAGGATTCTACAACAGACATATCTTGTAAATCTATTGTGTGTTCAAATGTAGAGTTTTGATGTTTGTTTTTTATAAAGAACAGCTCTGATGCTTTTCTAACTGTATCTTCAGAAAAGTATATAAAATAATTAGTATCGTCATCATCAGCACCTTTTCTAAATATCTTCTTGTTAGGAATAAGTGCAGGACCCATAAGGATTCTTTTTTCTGCATCTACCTCTGCTAATCTTACTTCTTTGTGTTCTTTAAGTGCTATAAAATCTTCTTCTATAGCTGGATTTTCGACTACTGATATTGCTTGAATACCACTAATCTCATTATCTTCATCTATGATAAGTTCTATTATTTTTTCCATAACTATATAACCTTATTAAGTTTATTTTGTTTTATTATCCTAATGATGCACCTTCTATCGTACTGCGTTCAAGTTCTTGTGCAGTTGTTACGTCTGATGCTACAACAAATGCTTTTATTGGTTTATCTTCTGCTCCAGCTATTGTTTGTGCTAGTTGACTTGTTTGTGTTGCACCTACTACATTGAAGTCTGGAGCTGAAACTTGAATACCACTAGCACCACCTCCACCTCCAGAAACAGCTAAAGATTCATTAGATAGTGCTTGTATTTGTTGCTGTGCTTTTTTACGAGCAGACACAATAGTTGCAATTACACCTCCTATTGAAGCTGCATAAGCTGCTATACCAAATGGACCTAATTGGTTCATAAACGCACCCAAAGACATTGAAGCTTTACTTACAGCTCCAGTAGCATCTACAGTTACAGTTGTCATTGCGTTTTGTATTTGCAATCCTATTTTAGCAAGTTCCATAGACATTTCTATCATGTGCATATCTCTTTCAAATTTTATTTGTTTTGTTCTTACTTCTCTAGTTTCTTTATCATTCTTTTTTAGTAATCTGTCTTTCTCCTCTGATGTTAAATTGTCGTTATTTAATATTACATCTCTTTCAGTATCTAATCTTTTTATTTGTGATTGAAAAGCCTGGTCTTGTATTTGAGATAATTTTGTTACAGCACCTGTTATATTGTTTGCTAATTCATTTCTTTTATCAAATTCAGTTTTTATTCTCTCTAATTCTTTTTTATGATTTTCTTCTCTAGTAAGTTCTTGATTTGCTAACTCACTTACAGCATTTCCTGCGTTTTCTTGAAGTGCTTTGAATTGTTCAGAGAATGTTTGTACACCAAAAGAGTCAGAGATTTTATCAAACATTTTTTCTATCTCTTCATTAATTTCTTTTGTTGTTTTTCCTAAATTCCTTTTAACATTTGCTCCAAACACAAAAGGCGTAATTCTATCTCTTTTGTCAGGAGTACCTGGTCCAGGAGACAACTTATTTTGCAATTCAAACACTTTTTCTTCTACACCGTCAAGCGTTTGAGTTAAACCCTCAAGTAAAACTCTTCTTGAGTCAGCAAAATCAAATCTTTCGAACCTCAATATAGCTCTAACATTTTCTCCAAGAGTTTCACTAAAAGCTTCAAATCTAAGTTTATTGTCTTTTACAAATTGTAAAGTTGCTGCATTAAACTCATCTTCATCTTTTATTGCATTAATTCTTCTTAATTCACTTCTCATAGAAAGAACTTCCTGGTTTTTGTCAAGTAAAGTGTCTATTTCAACTTGAATCATTTTTTGTTCTACCAATGCTTTTACAGCAGCAGTTGTTTCATCTATAGAATCTTTGTTTGCTATTTGTTGTTTTGTAAGATGAGGTAAAGCTTTTGATAGTTGTTCTATTGCATTTTGTTGTGCTTCTCTTGAACTGTTAGAGTCTTTTAATATTCTTACAAAACCTTCTAATTCTAAAGCTTCAGCTTGAACAGCTCCTTGAGATTCTTTCAATGCTTTATTAAACTCTTTTTGTGCTTCTTTTTGTTTATTTGTTATTCCAAGTAATATTAAAAGTTGTTTTTGAAATCCCTGTACTAAAGCTATGATAACCTGAAAAGCAATAATTAAACCTAGAGGACCTCTAAGCTGTGCCATTAATAGTTGAAACGCCTTTTTACCACCATTTACTTTTGCAGATAATATTACAAATAAGTTTGCAAGTTGAGATAGGTTGTTTGTAACAGCAGTAATACCAAAAGGTAAATCTGAAATAAATCTACCAAATTCATTTAAAGTTGCACCAGCCAAACCTGATGAGCTGATTTGGTCAGCGTTTGTTTGTATCGCTTCTTTTTGAACAGCTTGGAGTTGAGTAAGTTCTTTCTGTACTTTGTCTATCTGCTTAGAGTATGCTGCATAAGATTTTGCTGTAGTTGCATTAGCAGCTCTTAATGCCATAAGCTCTCTAATCTGTTGTTTTAAAGCTGCTTCGCTACCTTTGGCTGCCTTCTCTTGGTCTTTGGTTGCTTTAGTAAGCTTTTGAACAGAACCTGTTACCTGGTCTAATTTTACTTTACCGTCTCCAGTTAAGGTTATCTTTATTACTATATTTTTACTTTCGTCCATTATCTATTGCGTTTAATAACATTTTTAAAATCATTGTACGATTCTGGTGCTTTGTACTTGCCTTTAGCAATATCTATATAAGGATTAACTCCATAAAAATTATCTGTCTTAAGTAACTCTATAATTAATTTTATCATTATTCGTCTGTTTGGTCTGATGTTATAATTCCACTATCTACATATATATCTGTTGCATCTACTGTTAGAGTTCCTGTTATTGGAGGTGGTCCTGGAGGTGTTTCTGATGTAACACAATCTGCATTATAAATTAAATTGTTTTCTCCACCCATATAACCGTGATTATAACACTCGTAACTCATAGTACCAAAATCTCCAGCAACAGTTACTGTTACCGTTCCGTAATAATATGTATATGTGTTTCCGTCTAATCCTGCTTTACTACCACCAGAAGAAGTTCCTGTGTATGACATTTGAGTTTCTTTTCCAAAATTATGGAAGGCTATTGGATGAGCAGAAGGCACATCATTTATAGTGTATGTTCCTTCACCCATTTGATAAGTACCATATTTATTATCAAATATGTATAAGTTACCAGCAGAAGTTACTTCAACTTTTAAATTAAATGTTGTATTTAAACAACTAAAAGAAGTTATGCTATAAAAAGGTTGTAGCTCTAAATCTGACTTACCATTTAATAAATTTACATTTATCTTATTTATAGTATATGTTTTATCTGATATTCTAATTTTATCTGATAAAGAGTATCTTGATAAGAAAGCGTTTGTCAGGTTAGCTTTAACATTTATTATTCTTGACTCTGGTTTAAATAAATGTGTTATGTAGTTTTTATAATATAAATTAAATAAGTTATTTACGTTACTTTGTTCTGATGTTTCATAAACTCTATATTCATCTGTCTCTTTCCCAAAGTGATTAGATTGAGATGTATATATATCTATTGAGTTTAGTGGTATAAAATAGCTTGTAGGATATACACCATCTGTATCTTCTCCAAAAACTGCTACTTTGTTTCCACTATCTGTATATACATAAGGTATTGCTGGACCAGAAGTTTCAAGGTAAGGGTAAAATAATATTGGCTTACCATAATGTGGGTTGTACTTTTCTCCTTGATATGATTTTACATCTCCAGTTTCATTTCTTTCTACATTTCCTCTTTTTATACTATAACCTACTTGTATTTTTGTAGGTGTTCCAGCAGCATCTAATAATCTCTCAAACTTCATGTGACCAAAAGGAGGTATGACTTCATAATTTTTTTCTCCTCTTGAATCTTCAACACCAACCCATTTTTCTCCACCCCATTCTATTCCGTTTGCAGTTTTATGTTGTTCTGCAAGTATTGCTTCTGTATCCTCATATTTAAACTCAATACTTGTGTAAGGTATGTTTCTATGAACAGAGCTTTGTGATATATCAATTTTATTAGTTATATCTAACTCTGTAGCAGAAGAATAATATGAATCAAAAGTCATTACTCTTATTCTTTTTATGTTAGATTGAGTTGTTGTATATGATGAGTTTTCTGTTCCCTCAACAAAACAAACTAAATTAAACATTTTAAATATACCTGATAAAAAATCAAGTATAGTCATGTCAGGCATATTCTCTGTTATGCTAAAACTATTTGGAGTACCCGTTATGTTTAATGAAGAACCAGCAATAACTATATCATTATAAGATATATCATCATTGTTAGGTCTAATTACAAATCTAGCTTCAAATCCTGATGCAAAGTTTATGGATGTAGTAGGGTCTGTTACTATTTGAAATGTGTAATTTCCATCCTGTTCAATATTTGTTTCACTTATTGTTGTTCCAGATAAATTACCAAAAGACGATATGACTACATTATCATTTAATATATTAAGAGAATATGATGGTATATCTGATGAAGGAATACATTTGAATCTTAATTCAACATTATCTATTTGATAATTATTTACACCTGACACATTAATTGTATCACCTACAACACCAGACTCTGCACCACTTTGATTTGAAGATTTAATAGTTAAAACAGGGTCAGATGAAGCATAGTTACTAGAATAAGAGCTAGATGTTTGTAAGTTAAATGTGTTTATATTTGTTTTAGTTAGGTCTTTATCAAATTGAGTGTTATCTTTTTTATCTTGATTTAACCACATATAAAGGTCATAATAGTCTTTATTTGTTTCATTAAGAAAATCATTTGAAAACTCTATATTCGTATTAGTGTACTCATTTACATACTGTTCAATAGCTCTTATAATTAAATGTACTCTAATTGCTGGTTTTAAGTATTCATACTTTAATCCATTTGTATTACTTCCATAATCAGCAGAATTATAATACAAGTTACCGTCAGATAAAGTTCCATAACCTTGTCCAGATGTAGAACTATAATAAAGTCTTTCAGACGTAGATATTAAAGGCACTACTATAGGTTGTTTATAGAAAAGCTTTGTGGTTATTGCGTTACCGACAGCAGGTGCTGTATTGAATATAATATCTCCTGTTGTATATGAATATGAAAAATCAGATGTAGAAACTAAAGAACCTGCATTAAATAATATAAAATCAGTATTTAGTTTTGGATAGGGGTTGTATGTTATTCTAAATATTCTTTTTATACCATCACCAGTTCCTATATTTTTTTCTTCAGTAGATGTTTTGTCTTTGCTTGTTGTTAAATAATCAAAAAATGATTCACCACCAACATCATAATATATGTCTAAAAAATTAAAATCATCCAAGAACTTAAGTGCGCTTAATTTTCTGTTATTGAGTAATTCTTTTAACAGTCTAAGGTTACCATAAAAAGTTATTTTATATGAACTAGGTTTATTTTGTTTTAACTCAACACTATCTAAATTAATATATCCTTCTTTATAAGGTCTGTCATTTATTTCTATTCTTGCAGTTTTTGTCTGTCTTGCATCAAAACCACCATCAGTAATATCATAATTATAATAATGTTTAAATATTTTATTGTTTCTTGATGTAGCAGGTAAAGTAAAGTTTTTACTAAAATCAGTAAAGAGTTTATCAGGAGACCTAAAGTCTTTTATAGAACTTACTATGTTTATTGAACCATCTTGAAAAACATCAACCTGTTCATTTTCTATATAGAGTTGTATCTTCTGATTCATTATCTAATATTGTTGATTCCATCAAATGCAAATTCAAATTGAACAGTATAGTTTACTAATTTATCATTAAGGCTTGTTTTATATGTAAAGCTAGAATCTTTTACAATTACAGGTAAAGTTTTGTTGTTTTCTCTAATCCAAATGTTTTCTGATTGAAATAGCTCTCTTATAGTTTCATTATATTCATCTCTTAAATATCCTGTATTTAATGTAATAGTTTTAGTGGTTAATACATCTTGCACAATGTTAGAAGGATTGAAAGTGTTGTATGTTGCTGATGTTGTTGTTGATGTAAGTGTGCTTGTCACAAAATTGTCTTTCTTAACATTTAAAGCATCTGTTCTTTTCTTATTAAAATATATATCTTGTATTGCACCAAATTTATTTATAAAAGACACCTTAAAGTTTTCGTATTTTGTGTTACATACAAATACAGGAAATATTGTTTCTTTTGCTGTTGAAGTTACAGAAGAATATCCAGAAGCAGAAGTGTTTCCAGATATTATTTCTATTTTACTAGCTTGTATTGATGACCCCACATATCTTATATAATCTGTTGAATTTTCGGTTGTAGGCACCTGATTATATGGTGTAAATGATTGACTACCAGCTTCTGTTTCTGCACCTGTTGCGTCTATTGTGTAGTAAATTACATTAGTAACACCATTAGGTCCTATGTATATAGGTATGTGATATTGCACATTTTTAGGTATATATAAATATTGATTTGTCATCAACTTTGATGAAGTCAAAGATGAATTATATCCGTCTTCAAAGTATGTATAACCTTTTGTTGCTAAACCATATTCTGTAGTTGATGTCGGAGTGTTTAAATCACTATATGTGTTTGTTTTTACATAATACCACCAACAAGTTGTAGATATGGCATTGTAGTCATTATCAAAAGTTACGTCAATAAAATCTTGCACAAGTTCTGATATTTCAAATCTAACAGTATTGTTAGAATCTGGATTGGATTTGGTAATTGTATATTGTGGTTGAGTTGGTCTGTTTACTTCAAACTGACCAGTCCAACAATATAGATTTAGTGTAGAACTTGATAATGTAGCCATTTATGTCTTTTTTTATATAACTTAATTAATAAAAACAGTATCAATATATATCAACACTTGAACAAGAACCAAAGTTGTACACAGCTCCTGGTCTAATACCTGAAGGTCCTCCAGTATAACCTATTTTAAATGAATTTCTATTTTCATTGACTCTAAATCCTGTTTCTGTTGAAGGAGCATATAGCGTACTTAAACTTGGGTCAGAATATAAATATGTGTTATCACCAAAAGTTCCTACATAATAAACATTTAAACCATAAGTGTATAAGGTATTACAAGCTGATGTTCTATTAAGTGATGATGTTAATGATATTCTCATAACTTTTATACTTGAAGGTCTATCAGGTGTTACAGTAGGTGGAACATAATTTGCTGAAGCACAATCTCTATATGTAACTAAATCTTCTACATTAACAACAGTAGCAGCACTTGAAGGTTGAGGGTTAAAATAACTTAAACCTTCAAATTTAATTACTTCTGGAAAATCATAAAGAGTTGTAGCTGTACCAACAACTAATGTTTGACTTGTATCTGTACATAATTCATACAATCTTTTATTAGTAAGCCCAGTAGAAGATGGTGTTGTTCCACCTAAACAAGTTGGACAATCGTTAAAAAACTCTGCATTTGAAGCAAATTCTTCTGCTGCTTCATTATAGGCTTCATTACCAGAAATAGCTAAACTCTTACAAGTATTTGTAGCATTACCAAGTCTAAATACTTGTGGCAATTCAGAATCAGAAACTATATACTGTAAAGTTCCTTCTGGCACTCCACATAATCTATAAGCACCATAAAACTTATTTGGGTCTATCAATACTGGAGCTTCTTCTTGATATTGATTTAAACATTCGGCACAATCACCGAAAGGTTGTAGTGTTTCTAAATATTGTGATAATTCTGTATTATTTATAACATAAAAACCAGTAGGCATAGAAAAACTATCTTCATATACATTTGTTACAGTATAACAACCTGCTCCTCCTGTTTGACCAAAGTCTTTAAATCTAAGAACAGCTCCTTCCCCATAACCAGCAAAATCCTCCCAAACTATATATTCAAATCTTCCTGGACTATTAGGTTCATCAGCACACCTTTGTATTCTTGCTTTTAGTATTGTTCCAGATGTGGGGTCAGATGGTGGGGTACAACCTTCACAAGCTCCGTCTAAAGAGTATGGACTTGCATTTATGTATTTATAAGCACCATTTGTTCCGTTTGTACTTTGAGAGTAAGTTCTACCTCCTGGTGCTTGAGTTTGACCTGTAGCATCAGTAAAAAAAGCCGTAGCTAAACAAAACTCATTTGCACCGTTTCTGTCTGCATATAAATTAATAGCAGTACCATTACAAGCTAATATGTTTGCTGAACTTCCTGTATGATACCTTGCAGAATATAGTGTTCTGTTTTCCCATTCAATTTGTAAATCACTTACAGCACTAGTACCACTTACACTACAATTATATATTTTAGTTCCTGTTGTTGTTTGTGTTTCACCTCCACCTCCTGATTCGTTAATAACTAATTGTTGACTTGTAGCACCACTTATATCAACTAAAGTACCTCCTGAATTTGCTTTACTCCATTGATAAGATGGATTTGTAATATTTTGTGATGAAGCTGATAAAACTGTTCTTTGACTAACGTATGCTTTACCTTGATTATTACCATCTGATGTTGACATACTTAACGATACAGTAGCATTAGCATTTACTTGAGATGAAGTTCCACCTTCTTGTCCAGTTTCTACACTTTGATTACAAGGTGTTACATCAACTGCAAATCCACCAGCTATATCTTCTCCGTATATTTTACAATAAAAATCAGCAGGGTTACCATCAGAACCTGTTAATATTATTTTATACCAATTACCAGTTCCACCAAATGGGTTAGATATATGATTGGTTGAACTTTTATTAGTATATAATGTAGCACCACCACCATCAACATTATTACCTACTATAGAACCAACATAGTAAACTGGTATATCTGCAACTAAAGAACAAACATCATTACCATCAGTTCCAGGATTTTCTACATATTCAGAAGATACTAATGCTTCATTTGGTGCAGCTATACTTTCTATAATACTACCACCACAATCAGTAGTAGAAGAACAAGTTCTTAGTATTGACAATCTACCATCACAGGTAGCTCCAATCCTACCAACTTTAATAGCACTACCTACAACAAAGTTATAGTATTGTCCAGAACTTGAATAAGGTATTGTAAGTGCTTCATTCTTAAATAAGAAAACACCATTTGCAAGAGTTGTTCCACCTGTCAAAGACCTAAAATAAGCTGTCTCTCTACTTGTTTCAGCACAAGCACAATTAGCCGTATCTTTACCAGTAACTGAAACTTGTACTTCTTGTGGAGTTCCTGCTGTTATAGAATCAAGTATTGTGACAGATTTCACAGAACTGTTTGGTGCTGTATTTGTAATATTATCTAATGTTATAGTAAATGTTTCGCTACCTTCAGCAGAACCGTCTAATTTAGCTTCAAAGTCTAATTCAGCACCATTGTTAAAAACTTGAAATGCTCCTGTCAAACTACCTCTGACTAAATCGGAAGCACTAACACCTGTAATAGTAAAAGGAACTAATGTGTTGTCTGGAACATTTGATGTGTATAAGCTTATTTTAAAAGGACATCCTTCTATTGTTTCTGTGGTACTTGCACCTAAAACATATCTTGCTTTTTCTGTAAGTGTACCACTTAAAGTTGAAGCTAAACTAACGTCAGCAGAACCAAAGGTACCTGTATGTGTTGAAGGTGTTGCAGTTATAGTTCCTGTAAAATCATTGTCAATTACTGTGTCAAAGTTAAATTCATAAGAATCACCAACTCTTCCTTTAACTGAAAATGTTTCTGTCTCAAGTTTTTCTATTATATAAAACTTTTTTGCTTGAATAGTTGATTCTGCGTCAACTACGGTTTGATAACCTCTTGATGATATTGATGGTTGAACTTGATTTGTTACAGTAAGTGTAGCAGTATATTGAGTTGTATTAGACCAGGAAACTACAAAAGCTGTAGCAGTTATAGTATTACCGTCTGAATCTAATGTACTACAACCATAAGATATTTCTTGGTTAGTTCCTGATATTGTTTCAGTTACATCTATCTCTGCTGTTGTACCAGAAGAAGAACCACCAGTCCAAGTGTAAACTCCAGAAGGAGTGAAGTTTATTGGTATAGCTTTTAATTTTATGCTTTGACCACTTGTACCACTACCAGGACTTTCCACATCACTTCCTGATACTACTTGTACTATTTTTAATCTATAGGTTTCTCTTCCTTCTTGTGTATCTTGTGATGTTGTAGTTTCGCTACCTGCTGCAACTACATAATAAGGACTCCTACTGTTTATTTTATTGACTGCCATCTAATTCTTTGTTTAAATCATCTAAATAACTTTGTTCTATATCTTTTGTTAAAGATTCAATTATATTTCTACTAACGTAATCTACAAAATCTCCTCCAAGATAACCAAACCTTTTTATAGTACCATTTTTTGCTATTGCCATTGCTATCATCCAAGCAATATCTTTTTTCCTGTTTAATCTTTTGTATTTAATATTTGAGGATTCTAAATTTTTGTCTTCAACCCATTCCAATATTTTGCTTACTGGAGGTGGTTTTCCTGGACCTCTACCAGATTCAACAAAAGAAGCATACTCTGTTGAAAATATAG